ATCCCCTGCAATGTAAGATCTTTCACATTTTGATTCAATGTAAAAGAACATATCCCATTGCAGAGGACTCAGATCTTGTGCTTCATCAAGAAAGACTACGTCGAGGGGAGGACCTTTATCTTTCTTAACAAACTCGTTAATCATATCAGAGAATTCAATCATTCCTGTTTGTTCTTTGTATGATTTTAAATCGGCACTAACTTGTTCAATAAAATCTATATTAACAAAATGATGGTAATCTAATTCAATAGCTGAATCTAATAATGATATTTTTTTAGATCTTGAATGTTCTATAATTTTCATTTCTCTACCTTGATATGCTGGCATACCATTTTCATATTCACCTTGTTCAAAAGAAATATCTGAACATATCTTTGAAAAGTTTTTAAATGCTTTCCATTTAGATCCTTTTAATAATCTTTCAGATGTATTTATTCTAAGTTCTTTTGTTCCCATTTTATGCATAGTTCTAACATTTGGAAAATCTTTCTTTACATTTAATTTAGGAAACAAATCTCCAATTCTTTTTAAAGCTTCATTTGTAGCTGCATTACTGAATGTAATATATGCAATCCTATAAGTAGAAGTTCTATATTCCTCTACTTCTTTTTTTAAATAATGATTTATTAAATGATAGGTCTTACCTGTTCCGGGAGGACCTGGAATAATAGTTCTCATTCAAAAGCTGCTTTCTTTAGTTTTGTTTGTCTAATATTAGGTTTTTCTAATTTAATAGTAGGCATCCCTAATACTCGATTATTAGTTCCATTTATTTTTATTGTTTCTTCTTTTGCTTCAAATATCTGTTCTAATAATCTTAAAGTTTTTGGTCTTGGATAATGTTTATCTGGCCATGATTTAGTTCTTTTTAAATATTGCCAAAAATCTCTAAATTTAAAAAATGTTTTATTAATTTCTTTATTAGAAAAAGGTAAACCTCTTAAAATATCTTCCATTTCTTTAGCTGAAGATTTGTTAATGAAATCAGTTAATAAATCTTTTAATTGAACATCAATTTTAGCTGAATCAGGAGCTTTAACTTCTTGAGCATTAGCAAATAATTTAGATATTAATTTTCTCCATATAATCTTTCCAATAGGAAGTAATGGTTTAGATATTTGATTCATACATGCTATAGAAAATTTATCAGCATCATGAATTGTCACATCATCTACTTCAACACTTTCACCATCAACGTTTACAAAGAATATAGGTGGATCTGATGTATATATTCTAAGATCAGCTATTTCTGGCGGTGGTGCATCCTCACCTACTCCAAATTCTCTTTTAGAACAAACTTTGGCATTACAGAAATCGATCATTGGAGATAGTTTACATTGATATCTATAATCTTTTTTATTAACTGAGTTTATCAAATTTTGTATTTCAGAATGTCCTAACGGTGGTTTCATGTATTGCTGATCATATATAACCATCTTTGTTTGCCATTCATTTGGATATCTTTTCTTTAAATAAACACCTACGTTATACATCATAGTGTTTCTACCGCCTTGAGACATTCCATCTTTTAATATTGCTTGTAAGCAAGGAGGAGCTCCTTTTAAAAAATCATCTGAATCATCTGTTTCAACTATTTTTAAATTAAATAAATCTTTTTCAGTTAAAGAATATTTCTCATGTAATTTAAAGAATTGTTCAATCTTTAATGGTTCACCATTATCATCAAAAGCAAATCTAACTGATTTATCACTTCCATGATATGGAATATTTAAAAAGCTACCTGTATCTCCTCTATCTGTTCTAATAAAATCTTGTTTAGGAAATATTTCAGCTTTTGCATAACCTAAAACAGATGCAATCTTCTTTAATCTTTCTCTCATTAAACTTGCTGCTACAAATTCTTTAGCAAATAAAAATACATGTGCACCGCCTGACTTTGATCTAAACAAAATCATAGGTATGTTTTTTTCTCTAATTTTTTTAATAAATTCTTTATGATCAAATGGATATTTATCTATATCAATACATCCCCATTTACATTTATTCTCCTCTGTAATTGGTACAATACCTAATGCAGGTTCGGCTCCATCTAAATGAGCTTGCCACAGTGCATCTGTTACCGGTTTTTTTATTGTAAATGATCTAGCTTCATGCTTACCATTTTCCGAAAATTCTTCTGTAACTTTTGTTTGACCGTAAGCTGTTTGCAGCCCAGCAAATATCTTCTTAAAACTTTCTAACATTTCACCCTCTGTATGTTGGGTGGCATTTCTGCCACCCAATTTATTAATTATCTTCCGTTAGTTAAACTTTGATAGAATTGTTTAGCTCTTTCATAAGTTGACGCATTACTAACAGGACCAACTTTTTGGATATTATATCCATACCATTGGTTTCCTTTACCTGAGTTTAAGATAGTTGTTATCTTATAAACATGACTGAAAGAAGGAGGAGTATAAAGTCCATTTTTTCCTTCCATAGTTATAGACATCATCATAGAGTTCCATTTTCTACTTATCTTACCTTGAGATGAACTCATAGATATTAAAGCAGTTTCAACAGAACCATCTTCATCTGCAATTAAAACAAAGTGTTGTCCAACTGTTAAGATGTAATGACCATTTGGTAGTCTATCTTTTTTAGACACAGGGTCTTGTGTTGTTTTAGATAATATATCAGAAGTGTCTGGATATATATTCTCTGGTCTACCAGAACCAGTTCCGAAATCAGACCATTCTTGATATTCTAATTTATAATGACAAGGAATAACATTTATTCCTTTAGCACCATCATAAACTTTCTTTGTTACTGTATTTAGTAACATTCCTGGCTCTGCACCTTGAACATAATTTGCATTACGTTTTTGTGCTTCAGCAGAACCATTTTGTAATAGTTTTAAGATTGGTAGAGCAACACTTGATTGCTTTACATTCTCAAAACCTGCCTGTGCATCATCTTCGAACATTATTGTTGAAGGTAGAGGCGCAGCTTTCTTAGTTGCTACTTGTTTCTCGCTTCTATTTTCCATTTTCTAGTTTCTCCTTGTTATTTTTGTTTGGCTACCTGCAAACGTTTTAAATAGATCAGAGGGCATGTCGAGTCCAGCCTCAACACGCTCTCTGACCACAGCTTTGAGTGTCTGAGAATGAACACCTTCTTTCTGGACGGGTTCAAATCCCTGACCTCGTGCAAGGTCAGCATATTTTGCTGCCTTGTTATCTTCGCCTTTGCCAAAGGTAACGGTAATATCATTTTTAATAATATCACCTAGGCCATTGCTACGAAGCCATGTAAAAGCTTGTTCTTTACGTTGAACAAAATCTGAATCAGTTTCATTCACACCTTGCGATAATGACGCATAGTAGAATGGTTTTACTTCAACCGATTCACCATCTTTTAGCTTTAATTTTGTAATGTGCATTTCCTGCATCATTGCAGGAATTTCTATTTGAGAAAGTATCTTTGCTTTTTCTTTTAGCTTGTTAATACTAGCCTCCGCATTTTCAATTTCATCTTCTAGATCTTTTAGTTCTAGCACCTTATCTGATAAGGATTTTGCTGCATCAATCTGTGTTACAGATTTGATTTGATCATCTTCAAAGTTTATCGTCGACATTAGCTTCTTCTTTCTGATTTAAGTTTATTTCTATTGGATAATATCTTCTTTCCTGTTTATCCCATTTAAGAAGATTATATCTCCCATTAGTATAATCACTCACAATTGAACATGCAAGTCCTATTATTGCAGGATCACCTGTAAGTAGTAAATAGTCTGTAGGTTTATAATCTTTTAATAATCTTTTTAATTTAAAGATTACAGGTCCTGAACTTAAAATTATTTGTGCATTTTCTGGAAGCAAAACTTTTAACTTACCAAAATTGGCTGCACCTATAATATTAATTTTAGGCATACCAGCACGACTTCCTGGCACATCCTGAACTACATATACTATTTTATCTTCCATATTTCTTGAACAGCTATATATACTTTAATACATAGCTGTCAACTACTAATTTTTAGTAAGCCAGTAATTTTCGCAATCGTTATATGGTATCATTTCTTTAACTATATAACAATTAATTCTTTATTTTCAATGGTGAAATTATATGTAATTCTTTTAAATCATGTTCTCGATCTAAGAATTTATATTCTATTTTAGAAACTTCAAAATCAGAATCTATTTTTTCACATATAATTTTAGGATCAAATTCACCACAACTATATACGTCAAATTGCATTAAAGCAGGATGAACTTCATCCCAGATATGCATTACAATATGAGAAGTCTCAATAATAGCAGCACCAGTAATACCACGATTGCCAACCATATTAGAATACTTAACATAAGGACCCATCATAACTTTCATTCCAATTTCTGAAATGAATTTTTCTAACCAACGCCTAAGAAACTCCTCGTCCATCGGTGGTCGATAGACTTCTGCACGTACAATTAAATGTTTATGTACTAATAATTTATTCTCCATGAACGCCTCAATATAGTCTTTTGACTATAGGATCAAGATAATATTTTAGTCTGCACAAGTTCTTAAAATTTCTGCTAGCTCCTCGCATCTTGCCGGAGTTTGCTTGTGCCAGTTAGAAGCTAAGATATGAACAGCAGCATTAGCATAATCAGATTCTTTTAAAGCCTCTAACATATTTTTAAACTTACTAACACCACCAATACCTAATTGAAATACCATTTCAATAACAACACCTATAGCATCTTCACATATATTAAAATCGCCTACTAAAGACATAGCTTGATCACAAGCAATATCAAAATCTTTTTCAAATAAAGCATTTAATTCTTCTTTACTATATTCTTTTCCTTGTATAAAATTATCGGCTTTTGTAATTAAGTGACCATAACCAATTGTAGCTTTACCTAGGCTATCTAAATATACTATATTCCTAAACCCCTCATGTTTCTTAATTCTTTCTTTTACTTTATCAAACATTAAAGTACTTTATAATATTTCAAAATTAAAGTTAATGCTAATAAAACTATAGAACCTAAAGCACTTATAATCATTGTTGTTAGTTTATCCATTTTAGCAGATATGGCTTCAACATCTTCTTTGAGATGTTTTAAATGATTTTCTCTCATGTGACATATATCTTTTTTAAGACCAGTTATATGGCCGTATAGTTCTACTATATGTTCACCGACTGTAATTGCTTTTTTTGGCATAGCTTTTTAATATATCAAAGTTTTAACGATTGTAAATATTTATCCGTTTGGAAATAATGTTTGGAATTCACCTACATTACTTGCTACTTGAGTAGGCTGTATTGCACTAGCACTTGGCATTGGTTGAGGTGG